CATCTGTTAAAGCTAAATCAAATGTAGATGGTAAAGTTGGTGTTGAAGGAATAAAGTATTGATTTGGGTTAGCAGTAAAGCCATAATTAGCAGCTGCTGCACCTGATACATCAATAAATCCTGATAATACACCTGTATTACCAATTTGGTTAGATAAGAATACATAAGGAGGACGACCAGTAAAAATACCAGTACCACCTCTAACTTGTGTTTTCTTTTCACCTTTTACATCCCAGTTAAATCCGAAACGAGGTTCGAATAATAACTGTGTTTCAGGCATTACACCTGTATTCCATTTTTCACCATTAGCAAAAGTCATAGCAGTTACTGCTTTATTTTCTAATGCTGTGTTGTTAATTGAAATAATATTTGCTCTAATACCAGCAGTTAACTTTAAATTCTTATTTACGTTATATTCATCTTGTAAATATAAATCGGTTCTATAAGATTCTAAAGTTTGCATTGGTGCAGCTCCACTAGGTAATGCTGAGTATCTAAATTGGAAACGAGCAGGAGCAAATGTTGATGGACGACCACCATTAGCTAATGATTGGTTAGCGGCAGTGTAGAAGTCATTCAAACTATTGAAGATATAAACACCATTAGATGCTGGGAAGAATAAGTTATTAGATTGGTATTGTTGGAAGTTAAAACCACCAACTACTGTATGTTTACCTAAATACTTAGTTAAGTTGTTAGTAACATTAAGTGTCCAATAATCTAATTTGTTATCTGGAGTAAATGGATCGAAACCTACAGAAGTGTAAGTTGCTGAACCGTCTCTGATATCAATAGTTGGGAATATGTTACTCATATAAGCTCTATCTTCAATTTGCTTATCGTAAGAAACGATTAAACTATTGTGTAAAGTGTTAGAGATTTTAGAGTTCAATTCTAATACTGCTGAACGAGTGTTATCCATAATAATGTAACCACTATTTTGGAAACTCATAGCATTGAATTGAGTTGTTCTATTACCAGCACCTGCTGATTGAGAGTTTGAAACGTTAATTTCAGCAGATGAATTATGGTGAACATAACGAGCAGTTAATTTATTTTTGTCGTTAATATTCCAGTCAGCACGAATCAAAAATTTATTTGATGAATTCTGATTTGAGTAACCTTCCCAAGGACCAGTTGTATAATCAAATTTTTCTTTCATGAATTTAGATAAAGCATCCATGTCAGAATATTTCACACGAGATACTTGAGTACCTGTAAGTGGTGATCCTGCTGAAATCCAAGTTGTACCAGGTTCAGTTCTTGTAATACCTTCATAGTTACCAAACAAAAATAATTTGTTTTTAATAACAGGTAAACCTAATCTAAAACCTTGTACTTTTTCATCAAATTTAGATGCAGTTACTTTTGTTCCTCTAGCGTTATCACCTACATAACGAGATGAATTATCACGTTGTGTTTGATAAACGGATCCTTCAATTTCATTTGTACCTGATCTTGTTACAGCGTTAATACCAGCACCTGTAAATCCAGATTGACGAATGTCAAATGGTGCTACGTTAACTTGTAATTGATCAATCGCGTCAAGTGAAATTGCTGAAGCGCCTGTACGGCCACCTGCTGCTGCTGAAGAACCTAAACCGAAGTTGTTGTTAAATTGAGAACCATCGATTGTGAAGTTGTTCAAACGAGAGTCTTGTGCGCCAAATGAGTTACCATTACCAAATGGGTTGTACTTGGTAATACCATCAATTGTTCTAGCACCTGTAATTGGAATAGTAGTTAATTCTCTTCTTCCAAATTGTTGAGCAGCACCTGTTTTTTCTTTAGAAAATAAAACAGATTTTGTTCCAGTCACAACTACTTCTTTAAGAGTTGATTTCTCATCCACTAAAGCAAAGTCAACGTTTGTAGTAACACCCAATTGAGCGTTTACATCTGTTTCTTCACTCTTTTTAAATCCTACAAACGAAGCATGGATTACATATGGACCACCTACTCTAACAGCAGGTAACACATAAACACCATTCTTGTTTGCAACGGTCTTGTACTTTGTACCTGTAGGAACGTGAATTGCTTCTACAACGGTACCTGCTAGTACTTCTTGCTTTTCATTCTTAACAACACCAGAGATAGAGGATGTGGTAACCTGACCAAATCCCACTAAAAATAGTGCAGAAAGAAGTAACGATAAAATCGCTTTTTTCATTTGTGTTTTGTTTTGGTTAAAAAAAAAGAGCGGAGACAATATCCCCGCTCAAATCGTTATTTACAATCTTGTAATATTTGTGTAACAATATAAAAACTTTTGGTTTTCAAGCATAAATATATTAAGAAATTTTGACTGATGTGGGTAATAATTCAGTCATAGGCTTGAAATCAGGGTTTTCTAACTTGTATATGTCATATATTTTCTTAAACATGTCAAAGTTCTTATCAATTTCATTTACGAACTTTAATTCCCATCCTTTACCCTGTATCTTTCCATTCTTTCCTTCTCCACGAGTATTTGCTTTAACCCATAAGATACCTGTGTGAGTTACTTTCTCATCATGTGTTTCATTCCATGCTTGAGCATAAGCAGCTAATTGCAAATCATAGCTCGTATGAAGTGAATTTGATGTCTTAAGATCTAATAACCAAATGTTATCAAATAATCTAACAACTAAATCCGCTGTACCAGCATATTTGTGTTCGTCTGAGAATAAATGATATTCAGTTGCAATTAATTCTGGTTTATGTGTATTCCAGAAATCAGCAAAACGTAAAATCATTCTCCAAACATCTAAATTGTACTTAGCATTTCCGTGTTCATCAATCCAAGTAATTTCTTGTCCGTTTAAGAAAGCATCTACAGCATTATGTACTTGAGTACCTTCACCAGCTGCTTTAGCAGCAATAATATCACTGTTATGTCCTACATCTTTCAACCAAGAATGGAAGAATTGATTTTTAGGAAAATAATTTAAAACAGATGTTACTGATGGGTAATATTCTTCTTTACGTCTGTAAAATCTAGAATCTAAAACATTTACTTGTTTATCCCCTTCTTTGTATTCTACAATACGCTTGATTTTAGGATCTTTTATAATGTTTGAATTTTTGTCAATCATATTAATTGTAATTTTTTCTCAAGCAAACTCTGAAATGTCAGTGGTTGTGTTTGCTCAATTGTGTTTAAAAATGCTTCAAAACCAATTTCATTAGCGTCTTTACCTTCTAATTCTACCATGTATACTTCTTTACCATATGACATAAGTTTTTCTGCTTGTTTTAAAGCATCTCGTCTTGCGTCTTGGTCTAAAGCAATATAAATTCTATTAACAGAAGACATAACTAACTTTTGCATTAGTTTATCGTGCAATACCTTACCAAACAAAGGAATGACGTTTCGTTTGATAGTTAGAGCATCAAAAATACCTTCAACAAGTATAATTGGTGCATCCCAATTTATGAATAACTCCCAGCCTATAATCTCTTTAGAGGCAACAGGAGGATTTTTATATTTTTGACTAGCTTCGTCTTTGTAATCTCTAGCTATAAAATAATTAAGTTTTCCTAATTCATCAAATGATGGTATAATTACTCTACCGCCGTATTTTCCGTCCTTACAAAAGCCTATATTGTATTTTGTAATATCGTCTACAGTAATACCTCTTCTTCTTAAAAATCTAAGAGCGTGTTTTGATTCGATTTGAGCAACTCTATCAGTTATAAATTTTTCGTGATCATCAAACGCAATAAACTCTTTAGGTAGTTCAAGAGCACCTTTTTCAGTTTGCTGATGTGCTTTATTAGGTACTACTAATATGTTCAATTCTGCTATTTTAGCAGCTGGTGCTTTGATTTTCTTGAATAAGGATAGTAATGTTTTGCCTTTAGCCCCACACACCCAACAATGCCAGAAATTTTCTTTCTTTTCCGTTGTGCGCATGCTAATTTCCATCTTATTTTTGTGGTGAGTACAGAATGGACACTTAAAAGCATAGTTACCTTTGCTTGTAGATTGTCCCTTGCCTAGCACCGATTCAGTTAGAAATAGTAAAGCTGTATTATCCATAACCTCGAATGTACGACTCTATTTTGCCTATAACAAGTCTTTTCGATAGAATTTACCTAATATATTATCGTTCATATAAGTGTCATTTTCCAACACGTTATAATCAAATAGGAATTTTGTTTCGTAGTATGTTAGTTCTTTTTTTGTTTTGCATAAACGCAATACGATACGAGTCATTTCGTCTTTAGGTAATGACTTTACTTCAGTATTGGAACCATAATATGTTTTCCAATCACTTTCCTTAACTACTGTTTTTTTAGATGGGCGTTTACCTCTGGTAACTGGAATTTCAGTTAGTTCTTTCTTGCCTAATTTTTTAGTAGTGGTGTGATGAAATACTTTTTTACCAATGTATCTACGACCTGTTAAATCATGACAAGTCATATAGACATAACCACAGTAGTCATCAATATTAAAATTGGGATCATTTATTAAATCCTCAACATAAAGAGGATTAGATGTTTGTAACATAACTAAAATTTATTTTATTCATCATACTTAACTACGAACGTCATATCTGTATCAGGTGACATCATAATTGGTTTACCCAATTTAGCAACAGCTAATAGTTGATTGTCATCATCATACAAACCTATTGTTGTAGCGTAAGTATAGAAAGTAGAAGCAGTAGCAAAATTCTTTAAGGATCCACTTTCATAGCTACCTGACACTAATGTTGGGTTGTATGATAAGTTGTAATCACTTTCCTTTACCAAACAACGAATTTCATTTTCGTAGATGGTATGTTCATTTTTAAATAGTATGGTGAATGGTCCTGTGTGTGTTACTGGCATGGTTATAAATATCTATAATTTTAATGTCTTTCATTACTTCCTATATGTTTAACAGGTATACCCACATATTTTTGATTAGGTAATAATTTACTTTGTTTAGTTACTACTCCATTCATTCCTATCATCACTCCTGGGGGTATTGTTGATTTTTGATGGATAGCAACTCCCATTCCTAGATTTACATTTTCAGAAATATAGCAGAAGCCTGCTAATTTTGAGCCAGCACTCATTGTTACATTATTTCCTAGTATACAATCATGAGCAACATAACCATATTTCATTATATAGCAATTTTCACCTATTTCAGTTCTTCTTTCTGCACCTGCATCTACTGTTACAAATCCAGTTAATCTAGTTCCTTTTTTAATCAATACACCCTTACCTTCGTCTTCTCTTTTTTTCCATTCAGGTGGAAATCCGATTATACAATAAGGTCCAATATAAACATCTTCTTCAATTATTACATTAGATTCAACCAGAGCTGTAGGGTGAATGTAGTTCATATTTTTTAGTTAGGGTTCTAAAGTAGCAGTTTTTACCTCTTCTACCCAATTTAATTTCCAATGAGGATTTAAATGATAAGTACCTTTAGGCTCTTTACCGGATTCAATGTATATATTTGCTGCTTCTAACATTCTTTGATAACTGGTGATTTCACCTTCTTTATCTTCTCCAAATTGAGATATATGATTTCTTGGTGATGACCACCTATATAGAAATTGTGGTTCATCTTTACAAACATCAAGGGGTTTACCTAAATACTCTGCTATTCTATTATTAAAAGCGGCATCTTCTCCTGTATTTTTTTCTGGTACTCCTCCTACTGCATCAAATAATTTTCTTGAAACTATATTTGCTCCTTGTGTTTGATTTGGTTTTTTGTAAAGAACATCTCCGTAGAGTATATAAAATGGACCTTCATATAAAAAATCAGACTGATTTAAATTGTTAACCATTCTACTTATTCTGCCTGGTAAGTAAATATCATCATCCCCCCATGTTAGTAAATATTCTCCAGTAGCATAACTATAAGTTACATTCCATTTGTGTCCTAAATTAGGGGATCTTTCTAATGAGTTAATTATTTTTACTTCTGGGTGTTCAAATATAAATTCTTGTTGGGAGAAATCATTATATATTATTAATTCTTTTTCTCCTTGGTAATCTTGTTTTAAGAAAGATTCAAGAGCTTCTTCCAACAGATATGCCCTGGAAAAGGTAGGACATATACAAGATATTTTTGGTAAAATCATATTAAACATGTTTTTTTAGAAGTTTCTATAATTTCATTAACATAGTTATATGAACAAAAATTAGAATCAAACGTGTTTTCTATGCCATATGGATATGAATTAATATAATTACCCTTCATAAATAACTTACCATGTTCTGTCACACCAGCATTATGGAATATTGATACATTATTCCATCCATTAATAGGGTCAGTTGCCCAACAAAAATCTAATCTTTTATCTACTTTAGTTTCATTACCAAATAACCAAGCATTCCATAATAGTGACCACATACCTGCAGTCCACTTTTGAATTGGATATCCTTCACCCTTCCATAAAGGTTCTTGTTCACAAAACCATCTATATAATCTAATTGAATCTTTTTCTACTTTATCCCAATATTCATAAGTAGAACCTTTAACAATATGTTGAGCACCCCCAGAATTTGAATTTAATAGTTTAGGTATTAAAGGATCAATTCCTATTATATTACACATTCCTTTATAAACATCTTCACCTTTTGTTAAAACATATTGAGTTCCAATATAACCAACAGTATCACTTAAATACCAAATTTTATCATTTAGCATACTGCTAAAATCAACTGGTTTTGTAAATAAGATATCAGAATCGTGTAAAAATAGAGGTTGGTCTATTAGTTCTGGGTGGGCCTTAATGTGTTGTTTTAATATATTAAAGTAAATAGAAGGAATATAATTCATATCTTCTCTAGTATCTTCATAGAAGAAGAATCTAACATAATTGTATGTATTAGCTAATTTATTCCAAGCTTCTATTACTTCTGGGGTATTAGTATCGTCATTGGAGTTCCAAGCAACTAGAATATCAATATTATTACCACTGATTCCATTTTTAATAAAGTTATTAATCATAACTTCTACTTGCCAGGCATAATATATCAGACGAGGTTGAACGCAAATATAACGTAAATTTTTCATAACTATAATATAATTATCCTAATTTATGACTCCAAATTTTTTATTAAATAGGAGTACAAGTATCAATATTAGTTATTTTATAATTCTTTCCTGTTACTGGTGATGTGACAGTAGTGTTATTATTTGGTACGGCAGTTGATGATGAATCTGACCAAAGTATTGTTACTGAATCTATTTTAGTTGTTTGAACAGTTCCTGTAGAGAATATATCAACACTTTGTCCTGTAGTATTACCAGAAAATATTGTTGTTGTTTGTGCTGTAAAGAAATTACTTTGTGATATTTCCCCTGCTCCACAATTTAGTGATGTATAAGCATGACTAACACTTCTAATTACTTGAAATTCAATATTTTCAGTTAAAGTAGTTGCTGAATTTCCTTCTAATCTTATATTTCCTGCTGCATCAACATAAGCTATAGATAATATTATTGGAGGAGCAGTTGTTGTACTAGTTGTTGTACTAGTACTTGTTGATGTCGATGTACTTGTTGATGTTGATGTTGAAGTACTCGTTGAAGTACTTGTCGATGTTGAAGTACTTGTCGATGTTGAAGTACTTGTAGAAGTAGATGTACTTGTTGATGTCGATGTACTTGTTGATGTCGATGTTGAAGTAGATGTACTCGTCGAAGTACTTGTTGATGTAGATGTAGAAGTACTAGTTGTTGTGGTTGGTGTTAATGTTATACTTACATTTACTGCTATTTTAGCTTTATTACTTGGAATATTACCACAATCATAACTAGATTCCACAGTATAATAAATTACATATGTCCCGACAACTGATGAATTTAGAGTAACAGTTCCATCACCGTTATTAGTCCAAAATACTAAATCAGCTGCACTACCAGATAAAGTTAAAGTACTAGGTACTAATGTTCCTCCTCTAGGATCGTCATTAATTAATGGAGAGATAGTTTTAGGAAAATCAGTATTTAGAAAATAAGCAATATCATTTTTAGCTAATGGAGGTAAAGGAAACATTAATTGATAATCTGGGTCAGTTATAATTCCTATTCCATGAGCATAAAACATATTTCCAATATGCTTTTTTGTAGATTTTGTATCATATAAATTACCAAAACCATCATCAGTTACATAATATGCAGATGAAGATAAGATAAAGTGGTTTGGTAATACTTTATTACCATAAATGTCTTGATTAACAGCTAACACACGGATTCCTTCCATAGTACCTGTAGGGAAGAGGGTAATTAAATTCTTATTGTCGTTATATACAAAATAAGATGAAGTTGGTCTTTGCTGCGATGCAGATTCGTAGTTGTTAAGTGAAAGCATTAACGAACTAGTATCTAAAGAAGTAGTATAATCTTGATAGAATAACTGGTTGATTTGATTATAGACTAGTCTTTCATATTGATTTTCAGTAACGGGATCGTCATCTAAAGAAAAACTCCCAGTAAGGTTTGTGCCTTTATAAATAGTTAAATAGTCAGATGATGTAGGGTATGGGCAATAATCCAGTATCCATTGCTTATTAGCATGGTAAGGTACTACTGTAACGTCTGATTTGCTTAACTTTTTGAATGAAGACATGCATTAATAGTCTAGTTTGATTCTAATTAGAGCTTCTTTAGTAAAGTCTTTAGTTAATGGTTTACTTAATTTAGCTACTGCTAACAACTCATTATTATCATTATACATACCTACTGTTGTAACGTATGTTTGAGGATTGTTAATTAAAGTTGTGTATAATAAGTTGCCATTTGCATCTATAATAGATGGATTTGAAGTATAGTTAAACTCACTATTTTTTACTCTTGTAAAGAAATATCTTGAAGAAACAGTTTCAGATGATTTTAATTGAAAAGGGAATGTTGAAGATCCACTAACAATCGAATTATATAATTTAATGGCATTATAATTAGCTGAAGATGTAGTTTGAGCTAATGGAGCAAATACATTAGTTAAAGATACTGTTGATGATGCAGAAGCATTTAATACAATAATATCTAAATCAGGAAATACCATTCCGTAATATGAAGATGAAGCAGCTGGGGTATATGCATTACCATTACTTCCGCTAATAACATAATATACTTTATTTTCACCAATAAAACGAGTTAAACTTGTAGTTCCGCTATCATCAGTTAATCTAACTGTATTACTACCACTTCCTAAGGTTAAATTAAATGAACTAGGTAATAAAGATTCTTTATAACGAGAACGAGCAACATTAATTACAAATATATCATTTGCGGTTGTTGCACCATTATCAAAGCTAAAGTTTGTGGTTTCAGTTCCGTAAACTAAATTTCTATATTCACCATATACTACACGAGATGGAGTATATCCACCTAATGGGATATTAGGATTAATTAAATTAGATCCAGATCCATTTAGGTTACCATATTGAATTGAAAACTGTACTGAAGAACCTGATATTGAAGGATCTCCATTGTATACATCTAGATAATATTCAGTGTATCCACTTTGGGTAAAAAATGTAGATAGAGAATTATTATCTCCACCCCATAAACCTCTAACTACGGTTTCTGAACTGATTACTGAATCTTCGGTGTTATATCTTGAAAATGACATATGTTAAATTAGATTGATGATACTTTTTGAATATTAAGAGGAATAGTAACTCTTGCACCACTATCTCTACCAATCACAGTGATTGTAGTAGCTAATGAAGTTAAAGTAGAACCAAATAATGTATTAATTGTTGTACCTGTTAACGTGAATGAAGTACCAATTTGAGTTACTGATAATACAGTTCCTGTAGTTGTGTTTAATCCTGCAGGTGGTGTTGTTGAAGTAATACCTGTACCTGTAAATGAAGATACTAAACGAGAATCAGCAATTGTAGCTGTGTAACCATTTGCTTCAAATGTACTTGTAGAACCTAAATAATTTAAGGTTTGTGGAGTAATTGTTAATGAAGCACCTTGACGTAATATAATACTGTTATAACCTAAGTTAATAACTGGTAATTTAGATGTACCACGAGGTAAAGTTACTAATTTGTAACGCATAATTTGTGATTCGTTAGGGAAAGCTTCTAACACAGGAGTGTTTTCAATTGCTTCACCATAGAACGCAGATCCTGATGGGTGATTTGGGTTATACAAAGTATAATCAATCTCATCATCAGCTAATGCGAATTGAGTAATTTGGAATGAACCGTCGTTACGAGCCAATAATTCGCGGCCCTTCGTGGTTAATATTGCATCTACAGTTACTGTCGTAGGATTTAAAATTGCCATAATTCTTTATGTTGTATATACTAATAAATATGTTAAATTAAAATTTTATTATTAGGGACTATTAAGGAAAAGTTCCACCATTAAGGTCATTAATTATTGGTTGATCTCCAAGTATTTTTTGCTTTACTTCTTTAGTTATTACATCAATATTGTTCAATACGGTTTGACTAATATTTTCAGGTATTAAGAACCCATTTGATGATTTACCATTACGTCTAACAAAGTTTAATACAACGTTAGTTTCATCTTTTCTTCTTGATAGTAATAAAAATCTTCTATAATTATTATTTGTTAAATCATATATAGTTGATAATGATAACTCTTCATTAAAATGCAATGTTAATTCATTTGTTGTTGGATTTACACTTAATTTACTAATAACATATTCTAAAACACTACTATCAGATAAATGTAAAACAACTATATCGTTTTCTTTAGGATCAAATGTATAATCTACATCGAAATAAGTTCCATATAAACTGTTTTTAGAACCGGATACTGGGTTTGGTGTGAATAAGTACCCACCATTGTAAAAATTAGATAATGAATTAGTAAATGTAATTGAAGTAGAAGTTGAACCGGTTATATAAGGGCAGTTTGTAACAGAATATCCAGTACTTAGTGCTAAAGATCCAACAGATAAATTACTAGGAGTAAGAGAAGCAGTATAGTTGTCGCTACTTATACCTAATAGTCTTAATTGGAAATATAATTTATCCCCAGTTAATCCTGTTCCACCTGTAAGAGAAATATAATCAGTATTATTAGTTCCTTTATCAATATTAAAGTTTACATTTTGAGTAGTTCCCACAGAAACTGTGTAAGTATCACATGGTGTAAGAACATTTAATACAGTAACTTCTGCAGGACTTGCTGGGTCTCCAGAACTTCTTCTTACTATAGGGTATGACCTAGAGCATATAGGAACAGTAGTGCCTGGGGGTAGGCTTATGTTTTGTGTTGTTCCATCAGCACATAAGGGATAACTAATAACAAAGTTGGTAGATGGAGTATTGTTTGTAACATCATACCCGAAACAATCCCCTATTACATTCCCAAAATACATTTGTTGAGTTGAACTAGCTGCTAAAGTGCCATTTTTATACATTTCTAAACTCCAAGTAGCATGAGCACCATCAGCCATAGTAATATTCATACCCACAGAAGCATTTACTCTATATTGTCCTGTTTCTTGAGCTGAGTATGTAGGTACATGATTTAAAGCTCCTGGGTAGTAATACTGTACTGGTGTAGAAGGTGTATTGATTGCATTGTTAAATATATTAACAACAGCATTAGTTCCTCCAATACCTGCACTCATTGTTACTGGGAATCCTAGTATTGGACTTCCGCTTACAAAGAAAGATGAGCTTAAGTTTTGAGCTGTAGCTAAGTAAGCTGATTGGTTTCCTTGATTTTGGAAAGATAATTTAGGATCAGATGAACATGTAGAAAAATATAATAGTGGAGAATAACTATATCCACTGCTATAAATTATTTTTTCACCATCCGTAGTCTTTTGATTAGAATATAGCTGGTTGTTGAATTGGGATATACTTCCTGTATCTCCTGCTATAAAGGTATTTTGAATTTCTTCCCAATGTGTATTGCGAAGGTTAAGTTCAGTTAAATTACCATCAATATCCACTAAATATTTTAATATAGCATTGTTACGTTTTGGTAAATATACATTTTCTGTTATTTCAGAAAATAGACCTAATTTAACTACGTTTTTATCTATTGTAGCTGTTTTACCAAATGAAGTATCACCTTCATAAGTTGATGAAGCACTAGTGTAAGTATTATATTTTAAACTAGATATTTTAACACCATCATATCTTGATAGTTGGTGGGTTTTTAAAGATTCGTATGAGTCTTGTAATTCAACTGGTGATATGATGCTTTGTGTTGTACCAAAAATATATTCAATATCTTGTCTATTACGTGATGTTAAACTTTTAGAAACATTATTTAACATTACATTATAATCAGAATGAGCAAATTTATTTAAATCAATACTTTCAGATATTGGATTTTGAGCATTCCAAACAGCTATATTGGATAAATAAGGATTTATATTTCCACTAACAAAATAACTATGAACATTAATTCCACTTCCAGTTAAATTACCATCATAATAAGCTACCTTATTATCATAATTAATACCTTGATAAAGATCAGTATATTCTGTTTGAATAGAAGGACCATTGATAGTACCATCCTCTACCTCAATTTCAGAGGTAGAAGATGGATTTGCGAAAACCCATTTGTTTCTCTCTAAAATAGGAGAACTAATAGTAATACCTGTTGATAGACTTGTTCTTGCGGGAACATAATCTTTCAACATTTTAAATAATGAATTATCAAAAAACTGAATTAAACGAATAAAGCTATTATAGTCAGTAGCCCCAATTGATCCACTAGCTAAAGAACCAGTATAGGGTACTATAGAGGCCGTTAGTGGAGATAAATAAATTGTACGCTCAGTTTCTAATGTAGGATAAATCTGGTTATATTGAAATCTAGGGTCACCAATAAAATCATCTAAACTCCAAGTTGGTGATGCTACAGCTATAGAAGCAGAAGTAAATATATCAATTTTATCTTGTGGTGAAAATGATATATCTACATAATGTAAATCATTTGTTCTAAATTGGGTTGATGATGTAGGTTGCTGTTGTAAACTAATAAATGGAGATAACACACTACCAGTAACGGTATTAGATACAATTCTAATTTTATCATTGTTAAATTCATCTAATAACCCTGATTTAATATCCCCACCATATTCTTTTATTTGTAATACACTACCAGTAATACCAAAAGTAGAAACTAATGTTTGTAAACCATAAGCTGTACCTTTTGTTTTTAATAATAGAGGTAAGTTATGATAAATTCTTTTATAAGATTCAGCAAGTAAATCCTTACGTGGTATTGCATTTAAATAAGAACCAGTTGAGGTAAAGTTATTATCCCAATTAGAACTACCACTCACACCAACTAAAAAATTAATATTGTTTGAATCGCCGTATTGGTTGTATAATTTTACTCCCAATGATTGTAGTACATTGTATACTAAATCCTTAGAAACGCCTTTTTCTAGGTTGTTATTTGCTAGATTAATATCAGTTATTGCTTGTAAGAAAATCCAAATATTATCAAAATAATGACCAACCATATTAAGGAATGTAATATATGGATCATTATCTTCATCATCTTTAATAAATGAAGGTAAAGTAAATGATAAATTATTTTGGTTATTTTCATCATAAACCTCAGCACTACCTGTAAGAGCACTATACCATGTTTGAGCAGATGCTGTTGTTGCTAAAGCATAAGGAGTAGTAGTAGTAGTTTTGGGCCATGCGTATGAACTTGATTCAAAATATAAGTATTGTTCATATCCATCAAACTGAGATATAATGGTGTTAATTGCGTTTTTAGATGATGATATTTCTAAAGCTAAATTACCAATAGTAGAAACATTAGGTATGTAACTAACTATAAGGTTATTATAATCTTCTATTTGTTTTACTTTACCATAAAAATTAATAACTCTCTGTTTAGCAGAACCAAAAAATGAAAAATTTGTAAAGTTAGTATAGTCTACATTTATATCAATACTTTGTGATGTAATTAGACTTAATAATTGTTGATATGAAGATGTAGATACATTTTGAATACTATTAACTAAACTAGTATAATTTTGATATGATGTAGCAATGTTGTTTTGGTTTGGAATATCAATATTAAAATTAGGACCTCTTAGTTTAGGACCGGGAGCCTGAATTATTAGTGTATCTAAATTAATATCAAAAGAGTAAGGATTTGATTTTTCCTGTACTACCCACAATGTACTTTTTTCTTGAATATTGTCTGGGAGTGGGTGGTATAATTTAAATAGTATTTCATATCCACTTTCTACCTTATTAAGAGCAACGTTTACTACTACTACTTGAGTATTATTACTAAAATTTAAAAGATAATCTACAAAATAAGGAGAATTAGTATATTCATTTATAAGTTCTAAAGATCCACTTTCAATTTGTTCATTAGTTAAAATAGTAGATCCTACTCTTAATTCAGTTCTGTCTGCTGATATTTCTTTTAAGAATAATTCAGCATCAGAATTTGAAATTTTATTAGTAAATAAATTATATTGAACTCTAAATTCCCCAGATCTATAACCTAAATTTTGTAAATCTTTAACGGGATCAATCTCAATAATAGGTAATCCATTATTTTTTGGATTAACATATGATGTAGATGGTGCTTTAAAATCTCTATAAGTATAATTTGTATTTAATAAATTCTCACCAGCATCATAAACAAAATATTCAATATAATCATTAGTTAAACCAAAATCTTCTTGGATTGTTTGAGTAGCAAGTAAATTAACATCAGCAGCATCATAACGAGGTACCTGCTGTTCGCTTAATATGTTTCCTACTATTTTAATATTATCTGCCATTATCTCTTAGTCAATTCGTTTATTGTTTGTTGTGATTCAAGTACTTGTTGTCTTAATGATGTAATTTCATTTAATAATGCTTGAATATCATCTTGACTAATACTAACACCTAAATAATCAGCCTCACGTTGTAAAATATATCTATGAGAATTAGTATCTCCTTCTTTAGGAATTTGATAAAATAAATCTTCATACAGTTGAAAGAAATCATCCACTGTAAAAGTATCAGTTTCTTCTACAGTTTGGTTTAATAATTGACTAAATTGAGTGTCAATTACTCTGCCATAACTATCCTTATTAAATACAGTTTTCTGTACTGGTATTTGAGACATTATCTTACAACTTTAAAAATATAATCTTTATCAGCTACTATTACTTCCTTAGTTGGGAGGATTGTTTTAATAAGTAATTTATAGTAACGTTCTGGTTCTAAACCATTCATGTATACATCAAAATAATTACTAACACTATCACAACTGATCTTAGTATATGATGTATCGTAATCTACGACCATTTCTTCAGTATCCAAATCTTTTATTGCCCAATATGAAGAAGTAGGTAAAGCATGTGTATTGCCATAACTTAATATAGTTCTAAATGCTGTTGGAACATATAATCCCCTAACAGCAACTCTAAAACGTTGAATTGAGTCTTGTTGATATTCTGCTTTGTTGTTGTTTATAACAGCGGCAAAATAACTAGACGTTACTACTGTTAATGAACCTGTACTATATGAAAAATCATCCCATCTAATTTCCAGACACGGAGGATAAATAGTATGTGTATTTGCTGAGAAGTATTTAGTTTCAAATTTAGAAGTAGTAGTAAATTCTAATGAGCTGCTATGTTTTAAAATAAAACCATGATTAGGTATTGCAATACCATACCATGCAGCTACAGTATTTGTTACTTTCATTTCAATGTCTTTAGTTGAAATGTTAGTAAACGATTGAGTTGATTGATAAGATGAAGCGGTATACCAAGTACCACCACCTATATCAGACCCAGTATAAGATCCTGTTATGCCACTAGAAAATGTACCATTAGTCCATACTATACTTCCTGATTGATCTGTGTATTTCCAACCTACTCCGTCTGTTGTTGTTGGAACATTGCTTAACCTCCCAGTGCCTTGATTCCAATTAGCAGCTACAGGATGGGAAAATAGAGTATAATTTAAAGGAATTTCAGAAGCATTAGCTAAGTATCCTTTAAGATAAGCATCATAAGTCTTACCAGATACTTTATTCTGGATTGTATCGTTTATTTGATCTGTTGGGAATTTAATTAATACCCGTGATACTTCATTAGTACCATTTATAGATTCGAAAGTACTAATTTCCAATATTTCATCAATACCCGTGTTTAATGTTGGGTAGAATGAATATATAGTAGCACTTTTTTCAGGAAAAATTTTATATACCGCCATAATTAGTAATTACTACATATAAATATGGCAGTATATAATTTTGTTATGCTAACAATGCGTGATATTCTTTAAAATGTTTGATTCTATCAGCTAAACCAATAGTACCACCATTAACACGTTTAGTAATTTGTGTAACAACTGCGTCAGTTGCACCACCATCAGCTAATTTATGTAAACCATTTTTACTAAAAAACCAAGCAGCTGATAATAGAGCATATTTCTCTGCTACTACTGTTGGGTTAGATGCAATATCTTCGTTGATTGATTTACCAAATGCGGTATAATTGTCTTTACCAGTTAACTGGATATAACCACGGCCGCAGTACTTAGCACCATCACCAGATGTTTCAGGGCCATTACCCATTCTATTACCATATACTTTATTAGCAATCTTTTCAGGCTTACGAGCGTATTGATTTGCTAATGCTTCATTTGGGAAATATTTTTTAAAAATACCCATTAAACCTTTAGCTGAGTAATTTAAATTTTCTTTTGTTAAACGAAAACCACCTGATTCATGACCACATTGAGCTAAAAAGTGAGCTAAGCGTAGTGGAGTGTTAATTTGGAATTTTTCTATAACACCAGGGATTTGTTCAATTACTTTGTCAGGAATATGTCCTTTTAATTTGTCTAAATTCATACTTTATTATTTTTAATTTTTAACTTACTACTACTCTACCTTGTATATCAACATCAGGGAATCTAATTTCAAATATAGCTGGATCTAATGAAGGGTAAATATTTCCACTTTTAGTAGCCCCAGCAATATCATATCCGTATTGAGAATAATTTCCTCCTTGTTTGTTTGTTATTTCTAACTTAACTACAGATTGAACGCCTTTAACTTGTAATAATTTAGAAGTAATATCTGAAATGATAATTGGTTGGTTAATTTGCCATTTATCTGTATTAAAATGGTCTTTTAATGTAGTTATACAATTAGTTATTACATCTTTATTAGAATATCCACTCAATATAATAATATCAAAGTTAAGTCCAATATTGATATAATATGCATCTTTAATATTAATAGCATCAGTAACCATTCTATATTGATTAAGATAAGTTACTAAATTTTGTTTTAATGTTGGTACTGCTGTAGTTAATTGTTTATCACTATTATATGATAAAATATATAGATCTAAAGCTAGTGGATTAAAGGGACTTGTGTAGGCTACCGTTTCTTGAGGATTTGTATTTAAATCTTGTGAAATATATGCTTTAGCTACAGTACCATAATCAGCAGGCATTGACATTGCTCTTACTATATAATCATCTTTAGTTACAGCTCTTAATTGAGTTGAATAAGCATATAAAGCGTTTTGTCTAATTTCATCAACTGTATCTCCATTTCTCCCACCCGAAGATGGATTTGGATTTGATGATACTATACTTTGCAATACAGTAGCATTTAAAGCCCCACCACCACCAGGAAATGTTACACCTGTTGTATCTATAGTAGTTAAATCATTAGCAGGTACATTTGATGTAATACCACCACCAACTAAATACTTTACTATTAAATCACCATTAGGTACTAAACCATATTCTTGAGTAAAGAAAGTACCAGCTTCATTGTAATTATTTGTTAATAATGAAATACCAGGTACAATACCCGCTTGAATATTAGATGGAGTTGGAATTATTTGAGTATCAGTTTTATTTATAGATAAACCAGCTCCAAATTCTAATTGTAAGGTATTGTCTGATAATATTCTAGAAACAAAACGTCTAGGGGCTCTTTGTAATTGCAATAAATAGGGAACCTGATCGGTATTGTATGATGGATTAGCTATTTGTTGAAAAATAGATGATTGTGCTAAATAAGGAACTTCATACCACTGATTACCCATACTACCAGTAACATTTAATATTTGTAATATATTATCGTCAGTAATAGTTGTAGTAGCAAATTTTTGATTTGTACCTACATTAATTGTAGTTTCTTTTATTTCTGCTGATATAGCAGGAACTGATTTTTTGAGTAGATAATAGTTAGAGTCTACAAAAGTAATTTCAGTACTACCAGTGTCTGTAAAATCAACTTGTTGTGTAGTTAAAAATTTAGTTCCGTTTGTTGTTGAGGTGAGTGATGTATTTGTTGGGACTATAATTCCATAAGTAGCATAATCCGGAGTTGTAACACCACCATTAGTAATAGAAGGAACCAATTGATATATATCAACAGTAGTATTTGAAGCATAAGATGCTTTAGGGCGATAACCCATTACATATGCTTGTGCATATAAATTTTCTTTTTCTTTAGCGTATAATAAGAAATTTTCTTGTACTTGAGTATCTAAATAAAATGACATAACATCACCAACGTAAGATGCCATTTCAATAAACATATTACCTGGTGTGGCTTCTGTAAAGTCATTATAAGTTGTTGGAAAATAAGTTTTGGCGTATTGTTGTAATTCTGCTTTAAAGGAACCAAAATCTTTATTTAAATATGATATATTTTTATCTTCGTTTGTCATTTTTATCTAAGTGTTTCAAATTGAATTGTTACTTGGCCTGGGGTGTTAGATATTATAATTTTATAGTATATTGTTATATTTATTTGATTATAATCAGTATTTGGAACTACTTCTATTAATCCAACTTGTATTTCAGGCATGAATATACTAACAGCTTCTACAATAATATCTATAATTTTTTGTTGTAATTCAGTAGTAATATTTTGAAATAATTGTTTTTTTATATCACATCCAAAAGTAGGATTCATTATTCTTTCACCTTTATTAGTAAGTAAAAGATTGATTAAATTAGATTTAATTTGATCCTTAGTAGTAAAAGTACTTGTAAAAGGTCCTTTAAAAGGTAGCGATACCCCAATAGCAATATTTTTACGTAAATCTAACGGATTTACACGTATTGTTTGAGGTAGTGGCATATTAATCTAAATTTCTTAATCCTGATTTATCCATTGATGTCATGTTAGCAGCAGCATCAGCAATAAACGCAGCGAATGGATTTACCCTTTCACCTGTAGCTTCATCAACAGCATCAATTACTTTTAACTGTTGTTGTGGTTGTTGAAACCCAAATGCTTCACCCATTTTACTACGAAGTGACGATCTAACGTCTGGGTTGCCTGCTCCTGTCATTACATCGGCGCTAGTAAAACTCATTGTTCTGTTTTCACGCAATGATTTTTTCTCTTGTTTAGCCATGTGCTCTTCAAGAATGTATGGTAACTCTTCATGAATAGCATCGATTACGGCTTCTTTAATTAGTCTTTTAAATGCTTTAGTGTTCATAATTATAAATATTTTATCCTTGTAAATTTCGTTGATCAATAATTAGTTTCAATTGGTCTACTAGATCATTGGGATCTAGCGTAAATGAAAAATCGCTTTTTAAAACCTCTACACCGTCACGATTAGTCGCAACTGCGTAGCGGCGTTTATTGCCTTTAACAACAAATGCTTGATTTTGTTCTTCTTTAATTTTAAATTTAAATCCTTTATATGGTGGAAATTGATCCACATTATTATATATAGATGAAGTAAGATCAGATAATTGTTGACTATTTAATCCATCTAAATTAATATTTTTTAATTTTAGTATTAATTCATTTAGTTTATTTACCTCATTTTCCAATGCTATTGTAGCAACAGCCAATACCACATTTAATGCAGATACTAATTTATTAGCTTTTTCAATAGTATTAACAATCCTAGTAATTATATTAACGGGAATACCAACACCAGGAGGTACTGAGGTTGGTATTGGGATGGCAGATAATACTGTTACAATAGCATTAAATATAGCTAGATATGTATTTATCTGATTTAATATAGTTTGTAGATTTTGTAATTTATCTATACTGCTATTAATCAAAGTAATAGTATTATTTCTTAAATTAGTAGCAATAGTGGTGGTTTCAGGAGTATTAGCTGTATCAATATAAGTATTTACTTGATCTACTAATTCTTCTAATTTTGATCTTTGAGATATAATAGAAGAAAGTTGATTAGCGATTTGTAATCCTATAATAGGGGCTAAAGTTTTTTTAGCATTTTTTATTACTTTTTTATTAAGATCTCTTTTTGCTTGAGTATCTCTAGCTTTATTTTTTGCTCGTTTTTCTTGCCTTTGTGCTTTTCTTTTTTTTCTATCTTCTTTTATTTTTTTTTCTGGATCTAGATTAATATCATTTATATCCTTGTTTATTTTTTTCTTTTGAAGATCAAAAGATTCTTGTTGTTTTTTATAAGCCTCATTTTCTGCTAAAACAGCTTTATCATATTCTTCTTTAGTAGGAATTTGTCCTTGCTGATATAATGTTTCTAGTCTTTTTAATTCATTATTATGATCAATTCCAGCTTGGTATTCATCTTTAATTACTTGTTCAAGATTAGATGCTAATTCTCCAGCTTTATCTCTAATAACAGCTACAACTTTTTCTTTAGCTTTATCCTTTAACTGATCACCAAAAGTTTTAATTGCTGTTGATGCAGATATTGTTTTTAAAACATCAGGAGAAACTACAGATCCTACATTTAAATTATTTGCCATTACGCTGTAAAGTTTTGTTGTGATAAAATTCCTTCTAAATCCTTTTCAATTCTATCAATTGAAGTACATAAACCCCTAGCAGCAGTTATTATATCGGTAGCTGGTGTTCCTTCAGGACTACCAACAACACTTGAAAGGCCAGTTCCGAATTCATGTAGTGAATCCATCAGATTAAGTAATAAATCGTGTAATTTACCACCCAATACTATATTTTCAGTTGGCAATTGATTATTTACAGTACCTAAAAAAACTTTCCCTCCATTAAGATGTACTCTATCATCAGCATTTAAGTTAATAATATTTTTAGTACTTATCTCAATATTTGTTTTAGCAAACAACATTACTTCATCCTTCTTAGAATTTAAAACAATTCTATCACTATTTAAAATAGCTTGAGAATTAAAGTATTTTGATGGATCAATAGGATTAGTAAGTGGATTTAATACTCCTGTTTTATCTGTTTGTAATGGTAATTGTTGTGTTGATGTTAGATAAAGTGAAGAGTCATCTTTATTTATTTGTTCAACATAATAATTTTTCTTAGGATCAAATTTAAGTCCGTTTGTTACTATTGTAATAGGGCTATCTTCATTTCCTATGCTACTCCATTCATTCGAATCACTATGTAATTTTGTTGTAGAACTAAATCTTATAGATCCACCTTGTCTACCTTGTATTATATAATCACCTTCAAAAGGTAGTAGTGATCTAATGTTTGAGTTTTCAACAAATGTAACTCCTAAATTAGCATCATAGTTTGCTGGTTGGGCATTTTGTTGAACACTATTCCATAAATTTATAAGAGTATAGTATGGAAAAGTAGAAGAAGGTGATTGTTGAGTATCTGAGGATGGTAAGTTTAAAATATTAACTAATTCACCTAATACAGGATAATTTGCTATTTGAGATGATAATGGTTTAGCAATATTACAATCATCTAAAAAAGCATCATCTGTACGTCCAGCAATACCAATTGATTCATTGTAACTAAGATAAAAAACAGTACCAATAGCATTAAATCCACCTACTTTTTCAAACATTGCTTTTGTAGGTGTATCTTTAGTTGTAACAACACCATATACTCTACCAGTAGTTGGAGGTGGAATATTTGAGAAATTATTATTTCCAAATCCTTTAAAAGAGTTTGCTGATCCAATAGTATACTTCATATTAGTTATTTATTGCAACAACAGGTGCTTGTTCTAATAGTTTTTTTCCTTGTTCTTGAACTTCTTTCTGTTCAGCCAACAAAGCTTCAATCTCACTCATATCAATAAGCTCGTTATTCGAATTATTACTAACAGTTGCTGCACGTTGCGCAATAGCTGCCATTTTAATTAGCTGTTCGTTATTTTTTACGTTAACATCAATTAAATCCTTGACAGTAGGCATTAACATTGTTGCAGAACCCGCGTTAGCTGTCGCCATTGGTTTCATAGTATCAATAAAATCACCGATTTGTTTGTCGATGTCTTTATTATTCTTGTGTATTTGTTTGAACAGATCCGATAGAGACGTGCTACCGAATACTGTCACGTCATCAAAATTTGCCATAAATGCGTTTATCAATAAATATAAATAACTAAATCTTTATATGTCCGTGCTCGTAATATTCATTATATAGCTGAACGTATATTAATTTAAGTTTTTTAATTATTTTAGTAATCTGAGGAGTAGATACGTCGGTGATTTCGCGTATATAAATGTATAATGCTTTTTTATTGAATATTTCTAATGTTTCGCGTTTGCGGAATAATTCAACAATAGCATCTGCTGTTTGAGCATCTTGTTTTTTAGGGAACAGTTTAAACAGATATTTGTCTATATACCTAATATATTGATCCATGAATGTATTACCATCCAGCATACTCTCAATATTCTTATCATTTTCATATAATGACATTTGTTCCTCATCAGATTCATCTACATCAACTTTTTCTTGAAGTTTCTTGTAGTTATTTTCATTATATACAATAAGATAGCGTTTGGCAATAGTACCAAAATAAGAGAATGCTTTACCCTTCTCAGGTTTATATAAGTGGAGTTTTTCGAGTAGGAATGTAATTACCTCGTGCTTTAATTCCTCAATAGTATCAGTATCAGTGTAGTAGAACTTAAATGTATGGATAATGTTTTCGGACAGTTTATAAAAACCATATTCAATACGGTCGTTATAAATGCGATTACGTTCAGCTTGATCAATACAAGCTAAATATTCTACAATAGCGTCTTCAGTATCTTGAGTGAAATAAATACGAGGTTCTTTTGGTTTACGCTTACGCGGTTTACCTCGTTTAGTAAGTGCTAATTTATCATCATCGGCGAAAATATCAGCACCGTAATTATCATAATATGACATAGTGATTTCCTAATTTTACTCCCAATATATGGAAGGAAAGTTACGTAACCAAACTAGTTTCTAGAATTATTAAAATCACTTATGATGGTTTGGATTTCCTTTAAATTATTAAAGAATGTTCCTACTTCATCATCTGCTTCAAATGCACCTTGAATATCTAATTCCTTTAATTTAGCATCCGAATTAGCAATTATAATACTAATAGCATCAATATATTGACGTTGTTCAACAACTGCTTTTTCAAGCGCAGCATTACGTCTAATTAGTAATATACCACCAACTACAGCTAACTCAACAATATGTACAATTAATAATGTTAACCACATAATTATCTAGCGAATTGTTGTGCAAAATCATCTCCTTCTAAAGAAATCATTTCACGTGTTTTTTCTACTTGTTCTTTTAAATCTTCAATAGACTCTAAAATTTGATCTTGATCCATTCCTCTATTTACTTGGAATTGAATTTTAGTAATAGTAGATTCTAATTGTGTTAATTTATCTAATACGTTATTTTTGTATCTCATAATATATGTTTATATATAAATATATGTGCTTTCCCGTTCCCCAACCCCTCGCCGTTTTTCCCATTTCCCCCATTCCCTTTTTCCCAACCCGCGTAGGTGGAAGTTACGAAGGGGATTTTATACCTCCAAAGAAAAAGGGCATCTTTTTCAAGATACCCTACTTTTCTATATTATGTGTGAATTATTACAATTTCTTAGAAGGATCAGCTGCACCAATAGCGCTACTTGCCTTTTGTAATTTTGCGTATAATTCTGGATTCTTTTGTTTGATTTTATCTTGTAACTTCATGATAGCAGCACTGCCTAACCCTAAACCACCTACACCTGCTAAAACACCTAAGATATCCATTACTGGAGATTCTTCAATTACTTCAGTTTCTTCTAAGTTTTTAGAAGGATCTGCTTTACCAATTGCACCGCTGATACCTTGTAATTTCTTAAATAATTCTGGCTTTTTAGCTTTTAAAACATCTTGTGCTTTCATAATAGCCGCACTACCTAAACCTAAACCAGCAACACCAGCTAAGATAGATAAAATTTCAACTGCAGGAGATTCTTCTAGAATTTCTTCGTTCTCGTCTAATTTTTCTTTGTCTTCGTCTTTAACTTTTTTCTTTTCAGCTAATACAGCTTGTAATTCTTGACGAACCATTTCTTTTAATTCGTCTTTAGTCATTTTTTTCTTGTTATTTTCCATTTCTTTTATGGTGTTAATTTTTGGAGATTGTTTTAAAATACCTTTAGCTATTTGTAATTGTTTTGGTTCGTCAATAGTCACTTCAAAATATCCCTTAAACTCATTATCTACCATTTGATTGGTATTTAATTCAACATCTGCTTTTTCCATTTGATTAAGAAAAGCAGCTTTGTCTTCTAGTTTTATTTTGAATGTAGCCATTGTTTACAATAAATATATCAAACAGCAATAAGCCATCGCTCCCTATTATAGTCTTGTGGCTACCAACACCAATCTTTAGATACGTATATACGCACGTTTAGCAGTAAAGAAATGCCATATCGCGTGTAATAGCATAAATCCCATAAATTGTAATGGGCTAATTCCAACGACAGACATACGATAGCGATGAAGGTAAATTAAGGCCATATGACCTAATAAAACTAGTAAGATATTAGTTAATTTCATTTGATTTGTGGTTTTAAACTATTTTTTTAATCGAATTTGTCCTAAATAAATTATTACAACTATCGGTAGCATTAACCAACCGAATAATATACCACCGATAAAGTTAATTGATAGATCAAGTAGTGTGTGACGATGATTGTTTTCGTGTTCGCGTATACTGACGAACCCAGCGATGAATAATCCGCTGAATAACACGTAAAATAAGAACATTTCCATAACCTTTTATTTGTTTGGTTAAATATCCGATGGAGGTTTTGCCTGAACAACTGATCCACTCATTATTGCTTGTTGCCATTCATCAAGTGTTAATCCGTATTGCGCGGCTTCCGCGGTTTGTTGACGTAACGCCGCTTCGATGAATGCTTCTTTAGTTAACATCAATGAATCCTGTATATACTTTTTCGACATAAAAAATTTTGTTTAAAAGAGATTTTGAGGTTTTCGCAAGTGGTTCCAAAATGGGTTAAATGAAAATGCGGGTATAAATATGGGGGATATGCGTATATACTGTCGGGGCGTAGAGATCGTGTGCGAGTTGAAAATCCCCATAGCTTTTTTGTGCGCAACCACGGCCCGTCGATGGACCGCAATTATCATGGGAGCATTCCGTCGTCAGACCGCTATCGGGACGCTAACAACCGCTAGCGACCCGATCCTTCAGAACTTTGTATGCCCGAGCATCATGCCCATTAGATTTTAATTCCCACGGTAGCCATCATGCGCTTGTATTCATCTGGTGACTCGTCACCGTATCCGCCTGAGTTATCATCACCCATGCCTATCTCATTTAATATCGCTTGTGCTTCCGCTTTCGATACCCATCCATCACCATCAACATCGTATATGTTACCTACATAGTACATATCATTCATGTTCATTAATTCGTTTACGTTCATACTCTGGTTATTTTAATTTATTAACGTTAGTAATTACTATATCACATACTTCGTTTTTGAGGTTTTCATAATCACTAGGTGATAATGTATCTTCAATACCCATTCCATCTAATAGACTTAATAAGTCCTGTTGTAGTTGTTCTTTTAATTCGTTTGTGTTCATACTTTAATTATAGTTTACCTGTTAATTTTAATTCGTTTATTTCCTCATTTACTTCATCCATAGCTAGACGTCCAATCTCATCACCGATTTTATCTATCAGGTTAGTTACTACATCCACATTAACGAAATGTGAATCTTTGTCGTTTAGTAATACATTTAAGCTGTAATACACTTCATTTAACTCTTGTAATGTTAATTCCATACGTTTTAATTTTATCATGACGTGAATATATGATCGTTACTCAGCCCAACCGCTAAATGGATCAACATATTGAGTTAATTCATCTA